CCAAAAAGGCTTTGCTGTTTGGCTTTAAGGTCCGATGTTTCTGCTTTTAAAACTTCTTTATGGATATTTAAGGCTCGTTTAATTTCATTATAACGATCAGAAAACTCATCGTACTCGGGGTGCATCTGTTTTTTTATATCGGCTTCCAAACCGATTTCTTCTGCCTCTAAAAGCGCGATCCGTTTAATTTTGTCGCCGCCATATTTTATATCCGCGATTTTTTCGGTGAGGACGTCTAATTTTTTCCGGATCTGTTTTTCAGTCTGTTTCCCTATTTTCGGCTTTGATTTTTCAAGCGTCTGGATTTCAATCGGCAATGTGTTAACGGCTTCTGCTAATTCCTTGTGCTTAGTTTTCAGCATTTTTCTGCATGAGGTGTAGTTTCTGTGCCCAAAAATGCCCTTGACCGGTTTCAGCTCGTCATATTCGTCGATAATTTGATCGTCAGTCACATTATCGGCCATCTCGAATATTAATTCTCGCCGCTTGGCTACGGACAGGGACATAAAATAATGCACATCGGACATCAGCCGCAGATTCAAGAGCGGCTTTAGTTCTGTTATAAATTCCTTTTGGTTTACCGGGACATCATCGAGGAAATGATCGGTCGTAAAACCGGTCATGATCTCATTCTTGTAAACCGGCCGGTATATTTTTTTAATTCCGGTTAAACGGGATCCTAAAAAAATATCGGCATAAACCTCGGCCTGCTCATCGCCGAACCGAATAACGTTAAATTGTGATTTCTGATCCAGGTTAGAGCCGGTCAACAGCCAATAGAATGCATCGGCGACAGATGTCTTGCCGGTACCGTTTTCGCCGGTTATCACGCAGCTCTCGCCGCCTGTTTCAAGGGTAAAATTTTCGATTCCCTTAAAACTTTTTATAATCAATTTACTTAGTTTTACTTTCAATTTTGGCCCTCGCTTTCTGTTTTGGCGGTAAATGTTTGTCTTTCAAAAAATCTTCAATAATTATAGTGCAATAGTTTGACATGCTGCGCCTATCTGCATTCGAAAGCGCCTTTAATTTTATAAATTCGTCCGCTTCCAATCTCACATTGACCTGTCCCTTTTTATTGGCCTTTTCCTTATACATGATTTTTTCCCTTTACAAAATGTATGAAAAAGTATAACTAAATTTGAAAATATATATATTATATTTTAAACGACGTGTAAAGATATTTTATAAAGAGAGGGTAAGTGCCTAAAATTACAGAGCTATATGCGTTTGTATCGATAGGGAGCGGCCCGAACGATGAAGGGATAATAGGATTTAGAACGGATGGCGGGACATGGATGCCTATGGTAGGAGCGGATATGACACGTATAAACCAATTAAAGCCGATGGCGGACCGAATCAATAAAAGAGAATGAAATTGAGAAATAAAAAAATCTTGCCAAAACCGGGAAAGCGATGGCAAGATTTTTTTAATGTAAAAGCAAGCGCGTTGAGTTGTTATCGAAAGCCCGGATCAAGTTTCCTCGACCCGAGCTCTCTTTTGAACTGATCCGATAGTGCAATCTGGAACCAATCTCTTTTAAAATTCAAAGCTCATGACAAATGCAGTAACCAACCCCATTGACATTCAAAGCTCTTAGCATTCAAAAGTTATCAGCGTTCGCAGTAGCAAAGCGATCAAATCACTAGACAGATCTTTTAAAATTAACAGTTGCGGCACATCCGACACTTAACGGTAAAAGGTTAATAAAACCGTTGATAGTATCGACCGCGCTTTACAGCTCTTTTAAAGCGACCCGGCTATCTTTTAAAATCACTCTCCCCCCGGACTATCTGCTGGTAACGGCTCTTTAAAACCTCAAATCATAGACCATAATCAAATGACAGTTGCTTTAAATCATAGACCATAATCAAATGACAGTTGCTTTAAATCATAGGCCATAATCAAATGACAGTTGCTTTAAATCATAGGCCATAATCAAATGACAGTTGCTTTTAGAACCAAAACCATAGACCAGAAACAACCTGATTTTCTATAGAAATAACCGCTAAGAGCCGCAACTGTCAAGAGTTTAATCAAAGAAAGGATTAAATTAATGGCAACAGCAGCCTTACAAACGTATCAAACCAATCCCATCCGAAATCAAGTATTTTTCGCAATTCCAAGGACATTGGCGCTAAGAAGCGATATCTCAGATCGCCTTTTCCGGCTAATGTCGATTTTGTATTCGGCGTTCGGAGAAGACGGCCACATCGAATATAAATTAGCGACGCTCTCAAAACTGTTAAACAAATCCATCCGGTCAACCAAAGAGGTGGTTAAAGAGGCAGTCAAAAAGGGCCTCATTATCCGCAAATCAACCGGACGATCTTTGGTGTTCGAGCTGGTCGAAAATCCGCCCATCAGAGAGGCGAAAACCTGCACTTCAGAAGTGCGAAAATCCGCCCCTCTCTTATCATCTAGAAAAGAAACAGAAAAAAGAAAGTTAGAGCCCCCCCCCGAACCGCCCCAAAAACAGCCCCCTAAACCACCTGTCGCTACGCCTATTCGGGCTACCGCTGACTGTATTAAAAAAATCAGAAAAAACATTCCCGAGAGTGTGAACCCGAATATCAGTGATACGTTTCTTACGATCGGTATCGATAAAAACGGGCTTGATTACATGCTTTGGCTTGCTGATGAGTGTCGGGACAAACCGAATCCGGTCAAATATTTTTGTAAAGGAGTCCATCATAGGGAAAAATTTAACAAATACGACCGGAAAACCGTAAGAGATGGAGAAGCGCAAGCCGTACGGGAGCACGAGCGGCACAAACAGGATTTAAAAGCGATGCTCGAATACATAGGAAAAAGATTTGTTGACAAAAATCCTTAACATAACAGATAATTAAATCAAAAAGGGTTGATTCTTATGGGCTCTAACATGCAACGAACCATCAAAGAGCAAAAAAAACTCGGAAGGGTCTGCGGCATAGTTGAGCGTTTCTGTCATAATCGAAAAGCACAACCCGGCCATCGATCCGACCTCTATAACATTTTCGACGTATTGGCAATGCACCCCCGCCAGGGCATCATCGGCATTCAATGCTGCGGCTCTGATTTCTCCGCCCACTATCGCAAAATCACGGAAGAGTACGCAGACAATGCGCTTTGCTGGCTTGCATCGGGTAGAGGCCGCACCCATATTGAAATATGGAGCTGGCGTAAAATCCTGAAAAAACGCGGCGGCAAACTGCGTATCTGGTCGCCGAGAATCAGACGGGTATCTTACAATGACCTTAAAGGATATTATCGAGCGGACGCAAACACAGAGGCCGCCTGAAGCAACCTATATGATCATTTGTCTCGGCCGGGCGATTAAGTGCTTAAAATACGGAATGATATTTTATAACGAGAATGACGTTAAGCATAAATACTGTGGGTATTGTCATGAATTCCACAAACCGTTTTAGCCGTACTTGTCTCATTTGCTATTATTTCCGCTTTGCGGGCTTTGACCGGTATTGCGCCCATCCTAGACACCATCAAAAGATTAAAAACGAGTATCTGGTCTGTAACGATTGGATCGACATGTTTGAAAAAGCCGCTGATTTTATCAATAAACTACCGATGGAAGACACGTTGAAGATGATAAATGACATTCACGATTAAAGACGTTCTTTATATTGTAGGCTGGTTCGCCTCAGTCATCGGCATATTTTTGGCATTTAGAAATGAGTTATACAATCTAAAAAATCAGCAGAAAAAAGAGCATAGCATTATCTGGCAGGAAGGTGGAAGGTTAAATCTCGTCGATCACAAAGCTTGTAGGGAGTACCGGAATCTGATCTGGCAAAACATGCGCAAGAGCGATAGTGCTATCGATAGAATGTCGGCCAGGTTGGAGGGCATGAACGAAAATATAATCCGAATACTGGTAAAGCTGGAGCTAAATGGAAAAGGAAATAAAAATAAAATGTAAAGCCGCAGACGGTATGGCGTTAGACGAGCTTTACGAGTTTCAGGGCGAGCTAAAAACCATCTCGGACGATGGGCTTGAAAAGCTTAAGAAATCGATTTTAAAGTATGGTTTTTCGTTTCCGGTATTCGTATGGGAAAACAAAATTTTGGATGGTCACCAGCGGCTAAAGGCCATAAGACAGCTTGTAGAGCAAGGTTATAAAATCAAGGATAATAAGCTTCCGGTGGTGCGGATCGAGGCGAAAAATGAAAAAGATGCCGCTGAAAAGCTGCTATTGATAAACTCGCGTTATGCTAAGATTGATCAGGAAGGATTCCAGGTATTTACTTTTGATTTTAATATCGATATTCCCGAAATAGGCAATTTTATCGATATTCCGGAAATCGTTATCGGTGAATTAGATGATGATACCGTTGATCCTAATGCCGAATGGGATGGAATGCCTGAATTTAACCAGGAAGACGATGCTCCGTATAAAAGTTTAATCGTACATTTTGAAAACGAAGATTATTTTAAAGATTTTTGTCTTTTAATCAAACAAGTTGTCAGCGATGATGCTAAATATATTTATCATCCTAAAAAAATTCGAGATGATGTTAAGTCGGTAGCTTACAAAGATGAATCCTAAATATCCGATCCATATCCCTTCTAAAGGGCGTTATGAAAAACGCCTTACGAGCGACTATTTATCAATAATGAAGGTAAAGCATCATTTAATCATCGAAGATCAGGAATATAAAAAATACAAGCTTTACACTAAGGATAATCCATTCGTAAAGCTGGTTATTTTAGATAAAAAATATCAAAAAAATTATGATGCTTGCTGTAAATTAAAAGATAATGAAAGCCGTGGATCCGGTCCGGCAAGGAATTTTATCTGGGATTATAGTATCTCAAACGGCTTTGATTATCATTGGATAATGGATGATAATATCAGGAATTTTATGCGCTTAAATAATAATAAGCGTCAATATGTAAGAGACGGTACGATTTTCAAATGTATGGAAGATTTCATCAAACGTTATGAAAATGTAGCGATGGGCGGACCTAATTATGTAATGTTCGTTCCCGATAGAAAAAAAAACCGCCGTTTACATTTAATACCAGGATATATTCCTGTAATTTTATCAGAAACGATGTTCCATTTCGCTGGCGCGGACGATATAACGAAGATACCGATTTATCGATTAGAATGATGAAATCCGGATGGTGTACCATACTTTTTAATGCCTTTTTACAACATAAGTTAGCGACGCAAGAAATGAAAGGCGGTAATACGGACGAGATATATGCCAACGGAACATTGGAAAAATCAAAAATGATAGCGAAGCTACATCCTGATTGTACTAAGGTTGTCTGGAGATTTGGCCGCTGGCATCATTATACTGATTACAGAAAATTTAGGAAAATAAAGCTTAAGAAAAGAAAAGATATAGAAATAGAGCCGGGAGTAAATGATTACGGTATGAAACTTGTAAAAGTCGTAAGTTAGTCAAGTTTAGTTATACTAATGAAAGTATAATATATGGGTAAAAACTGGATCGTTCCATCAAGAAAAGAATTAGATGAAATTGTTGAAGATGAGAACCAGATTGAGAGTATAAAAATTAAAATCTCAGCTAAATTAATCGAATCCATGATTGGAACGGTTCCGAAAAATAAAAAGATTTTTACAAATTTTGTCCAGAATAAAATGGGTGAATTTAAAGGCCACCCAATAAAGACAGCAGCGGAAATGAACGAAGAAGTTGAGTCTGTTTCAGATGCATGCGAAAAGACCGCGACAGGATTTCACAGTGACGTGTTCAGTATTTTCATTTACAACTACATGATACTAGGTAATATCAAAGCGAACTTATACTGTCTGATTTCAAACGGATTTTGCAAAGTTCATTATTACAAAAAAAGCGCTGATCTGTTTATAAAAATCAAACCGCGCAAAATTAGATTTTACTGTGACGATAATGAGCACCCGATTCAGTATGCCGATGATACCATAGAACGATCGATCAGAGGACAGACTCCAAAAGGCGAACGGGTTTTTCTGGGTAAAGGCGATGTGATCAATAAAAATTCAAAATTTAAATTTGAAGTAGAGTTATTTAAAAACGCCCAGGGATTGACGCCCGAAGTTCTGATCGAAGCTTTAAAATTTGGAAAGCATAACGGTCTGGGACAATGGCGCGGCTCGGGCGGTTATGGTAAATATAAACTCTTGTCCGTTAAATATATTAAGTAACGTTTAGGTATCGTTTTGTAGAGTAGAGCGTGGTAATGGTATTGTTATGTGGTTTATCGTGAAGGTATAGTGACCTATTGTGATGGTATTGTAATGCGGTCTATCGTGAAGGTGTAGTGTGGTTTGGGGTATAGTGAAGTTTCGGTTTAGTAACGTAAGTACCGAAAAATATTAACATAATTCACAATAAAAAAATGGCCAGAACCAAAGCGACCCAACCGGATTTAAAGCTAGAACAGATTGAAGCGGCGTTACGTAAATGTAACGGCCTGATAACGCAGACCTCTGTTCTGCTAAATGTCACCCGCCAGGCCATCTATCTTAGAGTTAAGCGCAGCGCCCGCCTGAGGGCCGTTATCGAAGAAGTAACGGAAAAAGTTCTGGATAGGTGCGAATCTCAATTATTTAAAAATATCAATGACGGCGACGGGAACATGACCGCGATTATATTTTATCTAAAAACCAAAGGGCGTCATCGCGGCTATATAGAGCGAAAAGAGACGGAGCTTTCTACCGACGCTAAAAACCCTCCCCGTTTTACACTCAAATTTATAAAGCCCGATGACCCTGATTGAAATGCCCGACAAGCTGCGGCCTTTGATCGAAAAGCGCAAACGTTTTAAGGTCGCATACGGCGGCAGGGGAGCGGGTAAAAGCATGACCTATGGTACGTTTTTCGCCCTTCTGGCCGGACAGGGCGGTTTAGTGGGATGTTTTAGAGAGTATCAAAACTCCATTTCCGAGTCCGTCTATTCTCTGATAAAAAATCAGATCGAAAAATATAGCATGCCCGGTTTTAATATCGGGCGCGTTGAAATCAATCACGTAAGCGGAGGTGGTTTTAGATTTAAAGGACTTGCCCGTAGCATCGAAAGCGTCAAATCGATGTACGGGTTTAAATATTTTTGGCTGGAAGAGGGCCAGTTTATCAGCGAGGAAAGTCTCAAAATATTAACGCCTACCCTACGAGAAGACGACGGCGAACTGTGGGTGTCGGCCAATCCGATCAGCAGCGCCGACCCGTTTAGCCAACGCTTTTTAGTTCCCCATCTAAGCGAGTTGGAAAAATCAGGATACTATGAAGACGATTTACATTTGATCATAAAAATAAACTATTCGGACAACCCATGGTTTCCGCCGGGGTTGGAGCAAGAGCGTAAATACGACTATAAGACGTTAAGCCGCGCCATGTACGATCATATCTGGGAGGGAGCGTTTAACGATAGCGTGGAAGACAGCATCATCAAGACGGAGTGGTTTGACGCCGCCATAGACTCCCATAAAAAGCTTAACATTAAACCCAGCGGCGCGATTGTCATAAGTCACGATCCCAGCGATCTGGGAACAGATGATAAAGGGCTGGTAACGCGCCACGGAATCCTGATCAAAGAAGCCGAAAGCCGCGATTTTGGGGATATCAATGAAGGTTGCGATTGGGCCTTAGATAGAGCCATTGCGCAAAAAGCAGACCTGTTCGTCTGGGATACCGATGGGATGGGGATCGGTCTAAAGCGCCAGGTGGCGCAGGCTCTAAAAGAAAAAAAGATAGGGTGGGAAATGTTTAGCGGCGCCGGCGAACCGGACCGGCCGCAAGCGATTTATGAGCCGGTCGATGATCAGACTCAAAAGCAGAAAACGAACGCCAATACGTTTAGAAACAAACGCGCCCAATATTATTGGATGTTACGGGATCGTTTCTTTAGAACGTATCTGGCCGTTGAAAAAAAACAATACATAGATCCTGAAAAATTAATTTCAATCGACGAAAATATCAAAGACTTGCGATTGCTGCGAAGTGAAACCTGCCGTATACCCAGACGCTATAACAGCTTAGGTAAAATACAAATCATGAGCAAGCCCGAAATGCTGAAATTAAAAATCCAGAGCCCGAATTTGGCCGACTCGTTAATGATGTCAATGATTTCTCCCGCTCCTGTTTCTAGAATCAGAAAAGCCAGTCCTAAACCAGTAAGATCATATTTTTAATTGACGTAATCTATCAAATTGATTTATAAAAGAAATAACACCTACCCGGCACGTTTCTGAAGATGCTGCCGAGGCCGCGACTAACGCGGCTCATATCTAAAACAAAACCCAATATACATAACCGGGGGCGTAAATGCCCAGTACCGACGTACATCAAACAGCTTTAGCTCAATTTGACCGTATCCAAGATGCCGTTTGGGAAGAGCGCGAACAGTGCCTTTCAGACCGGCGTTTTTATTCTATTTCCGGCGCGCAGTGGGAAGGTGATCTCGGGAAACAATTTGAAAACCGCCCGCGTTTTGAGGTCAACAAAGTACACCTGTCTGTTATCCGTATCATCAACGAATACCGCAACAACCGCATCACGGTCGATTTTGTCGCAAAAGACGGTAAGGAAGACAGCCTGGCCGACACCTGCGACGGTAGATACAGGGCCGACGAACAGGACAGCAACGGACAGGACGCCTACGATAACGCCTTTGAAGAGGCCGTCGGGGGCGGTATCGGAGCATGGCGGCTTATCACGTGCTACGAAGACGACGAGGACGACGAAAACGAATACCAGCGCATCGCCATCGAACCTATTTATGATGCCGACAGCTCCGTTTTTTTCGATCTCAACAGCAAAAAGCAGGACAAAAGCGATGCTAAACACTGCTTTGTGATCAGATCGATTTCACGCGACGCTTATATCGAAGAGTACGACGACGACCCGGTCGGCTGGACCAAGGACATCGACAGCAGCGAATTTGACTGGGTCACCCCGGACGTCGTCTATATCGCCGAATATTACGTCATCGAAAAAATACCCAAAACAATCGAGATATGGGAAAGCATAGACGGCGAGGAAAGCCGCTATAGTGAAGATGATTTCGAGCACGACGAAAATCTGTTTGAAATGCTGACCGCCACCGGAAGCCACAAGATAAGAGACAAGAAGGTCAAAAAAAACAAAGTTCATAAATATATTCTAAACGGCAACCAGATCATCGAAGACTGCGGCTATATCGCCGGTAACTGTATCCCCGTCGTTCCGGTTTACGGAAAACGTTGGTTTATCGACAATATAGAGCGTTGTATGGGGCATGTACGCCTTTGTAAAGACGCCCAGCGCCTTAAAAACATGCAGCTATCAAAACTAGGCGAGATCAGCGCGCTGTCCACGATCGAAAAGCCGATTTTAACGCCGGAGCAGATCGCCGGTCATGAAGACATGTGGGCGGATGATAATATCGAAAATTACCCCTATCTATTGACCAACCCCGTTATCGATATGAACGGCAACATCCAGCCGGCCGGTCCGCTGGGTTATACCAAAGTCCCGCAGATCCCGCCCGCCATGGGGGCCCTGCTTCAAATTACCGAACAGGACATGCAGGATATGCTGGGAAATCAGCAGGCCGGAGAAGAGATCACTCCGAATGTTTCCGGAAAAGCTATCGAGCTGATCCAAAACAAGCTGGACATGCAGAGTTTTATCTATATGTCCAATATGTCCAAAGCCGTTAAAAGATCCGGCGAAATCTGGCTGTCCATGGCCAAGGAAGTCTACGTAGAGGAAGATCGGAACTTAAAAATCGTAACGCCTCAAAAAGATATCGATTCCGTCAAACTAATGGAACCGACGGTAAACGAAGAGAGCGGGGCGGTCGAGTATAAAAATGATTTTTCACGCGCCAAATTTGATTTAACGGTTTCAGTCGGTCCCTCCACCGCTTCCAAGCGCGCCGCTACAGTAAGGGCTTTGACCGGAATGCTACAAATGACGGCCGACCCGGCCGACCAGGCCGTAATCACGGGTTTGGCGATGATGAATATGGAAGGCGAAGGGATCGATGAAATCAGACAATACTATCGTAAAAAACTAATCAATATGGGAGCCATCGAGCCCAACGAAGAAGAGGCCAAAGAGATCCAGGCGCGCCAGCAAGCCCAGGCTCAGCAGCCCGATCCGAATCAGCAGTATTTGGCGGCGCTTTCCGCCGAGAGCATGGCCAAGGCCGAAAAAGCCAAGGCGGATACGCAATTGACCGCCATGAAAGCCCAGCAATCTCAGGTCGATACGATTCATACCTCCGCAAAAGCGGAAGAGACCCGGGCCAAAACCGCTCAGATAATGTCCGAGATGGACACTAAATCCCAACGCGCCGTCGTTGAGAATATAAAAGATTTAACTCAAATCGAACAGCAAAAGGCCCCCACTGCGCCCAGCCAGTGAGAAAGGTTGCTGCTATGACGACAGAAAAAAATGAAAATGAACAAGATCGATCAAATGATCTTGAACCCGAAATAGAAACCGACCCCCCCGCCGGTGAAGAAGAAGACGGTCTGGAAGAAGGACAAGAGGATAACGAGTCCGAACCCGAGCCGTCTTCTTCTCAACAAGACGAGGAGGAAGTAGACGAAATAGAGGTTAGTTTAGGTGAGGAAAGCGATGAGACCGAATCCGGTCTTATTACGGATTTGAGACAACGCCATCGCAAGCTTAAACAAAAATATCGAAAAACCCAGTATGAACTAGACCAGTTAAAAACACCACAAACAGAGATTGTAGACGAGCCGGGACCGAAGCCGACTTTAGAAGCGTGTGATTATGACAGCGATGAGTACGACAAGAAGATCAGCACATGGTTTGATAAAAAGCACCGGGCCGAAGCGGCACAAAAAGAGGCGGCCGCACGGGCTGAAAAGGAAAAATCCGAGTCACAGCGGATCTATCGCAATTACGAAGAGCGAAAAAACAGTCTGAAAGTAAAAGACTTTAGTGAAAGCGAGGATGCCGTCACCGATGCTTTGAGCATCACCCAGCAAAATATCATATTGTGCGCGGCTAAAAAGCCGGAACTGATCGTATATGCCCTGGGGAAATCCCCGGCTAAAATGGAAGAGCTGTCAAAGTTAAACGATATACAGTTTGCCATGGAACTGGCGCGATTGGAGGACAATCTCAAAGTGGGAAAAAGAAAACCGAAAACCAAACCGGAAAAAACCGTCAACGGAACCGGGACACTATCCGGTACTACCGACCGAACATTGGAACGGCTGCGCCAAGAAGCAGCGAAGACCGGCGACATGAGTAAAGTCATGCAATACCGGCGCAAAAAAAGGCGGGCGGCGGCCGGGTAAAATAAAGGAATAAAGCAATGAGTGACTTTAGCAAAGAGGAAAGAGTCGCATTCGAAGATATTTTAGAAGGGTTTGAGGACGCCCTGGTCATTTCCCGCAATGTCTCTAAGTACAATGTCGGAGATACCATGAGCGAGCGGTCCAACGACATCATTTGGCGGCCCATCCCGTATATCGGCGTTACATACGACGGAACCGACCAGACCGCTAATTTTCAGGACTATACCCAACTTTCCGTACCGGCCGCGCTTGGTTACGAAAAGAGTTTTCCCTGGATCATGACATCAAAAGAGCTGCGCGACAAATTACAGGAAAAGCGGTTGGGCGAAGCGGGCTATCAAAAGCTTGCCAGCGATATCAATGTGGCTGTCACCAATGTCGCCAGCTTACAGGGTACCTTGGTCGTCGATGTAGCCTCCGCCGCCACCGGGTTTGACGATATCGCCGAATATGAAGCCATCATGAACGAAAGCGGCGTACCCCAAATGAATCGTTATGCCGCCCTGTCTACCCGTGATTATAACAATATGGCCTCAAATTTAGCCGATCGCGGGACGGTTCAGGACAAAGTAAAGACCGCCTACGAAAAGGCTCGCATCGGGCAGGTAGCCAGCTTTGATACCTATAAATTGGATTATGCCTATCGTTTGGCCGCCGGAACCGCGACCGGAATTACCGTCAACGGCGCCAATCAATATTACACGCCTAAAGCCACTAGCACGGCCGCGACGACCGGTGAAACAGGCAACGTGGACAATCGCTATCAAACTCTGGCAATTGCCGCTACGGGCACCCTGGCCGCCGGGGATTGTTTTACTATCGACGACGTTTACAATGTCCATCAGGTTACTAAACAGTCCACCGGTCAGCTCAAAACTTTCCGCGTCATTACCGGAGGCGGAACCGGAAATATCGTTATTTCACCTCCTATAATCAGCGGAGACGGAGGTACCGACGCCGAACTTCAATACCAGAATGTCGATTCCACGCCGGTTGATACCGCAGTCATTACGTTGCTTAACATTGCCGATGCCTACGTGAATCCTTTTTGGTATCGTGACAGTATTGAAATCAGGCCGGGGCGCTATGCCGTACCGACCGGATCGGGCGCGGCCGTCATGCGGGGAACCACCGACAACGGTATAGAAGTCGTCTGGCAAAAATTTTACGACATCAACACCATGAAGATTAAATACCGTCTTGATTGTACGTTCGGCGTAACTTGCCTTGCTCCTGAAATGACGGGTATCGGAATTTTTGGTCAAACTTAAAGGGCTTGTAAAATGCCGTTAAAAAAGGGCTACAGCAAAAAAAGCATTTCGCAAAATATTAAAACGGAAATCAAGTCGGGTAAAAAGAGGAGCCAGGCTGTAGCCATCGCCCTTGAAACAGCGCGGCGCGCTAAAAAGAGAGCTAAAAAGAAAAAATGAAAAAAGAAATGGTAAAGATTTATCGGCGTTCAAGTCCGCGTACGGGTAAAGATTACGACACGCGCCTGATATTGAAAACAGATCTAAAAATTAATTTAGCAAGAGGGTGGGTGATCGAGCCCCCCAAACCGCTTATCGTAAAATCACGCAAATCACCAACAATTAAATTAAGCCGGAATGAAATCATTTCGCCGGCAGATATCAGCGACCAATTAAAAGAGGCAATCAAAAACGATATCGGCCCTCTCAGAGCAATTGCGGCGCGTCATCATGTCAGTTTTAACTCCGCCCAAAAAATACGGGCAGGAAAATTATGAGTTGGACTAAAAGACAATTCGTGCGCCAGGCGTTTTCCATGATCGGGTACGCCGATTACGATTACGATTTACAGCCGGAACAGTTACAGAATGCCCTATATATCCTTGATTCGATGTTGGCTACCTGGAACGCCAAAATGGTATCATTGGCGTATCCCGTCCCCAGCTCGCCGGAAGACAGTGATTTGGACGATGAAAGCAACGTCCCCGATAGAGCGAACGAGGCAATATACCTCAATCTGGCGTTAAAAATTGCGCCGTCATTGGGTAAAACCGTATCACCCGATCTAAAAGCGTCCGCCTGGTACGCTTACAATAATCTATTGTCATGGGCTTTGAGCAATCCGCGTAAAATGAGCATGCCCGATACCATGCCGCGCGGCGCGGGTAACAAACCATGGCGTTTTAATAGTGATGAATATTTAGAGCAAACCGCCGATCCGTACCCACCTTGGGGAGAGACATAAATGTATATCAAGAATTTAACGGCATTGGACAGTTTGGCGGCGGGAGATAATATCGCCATCGGAAGCAGCACCAACGGAGATGACCGCAGGGCGGCGTTGTCTGTTTTACTGTCGTATATTCAGAGTAATTTAACCATTACGGATACGGCGGCTTTTGCCGAATACACGACGCAATACGCCGCCCCATCGGCCACCGGCCAGAGCATTCAAGTAACGGACGGCGACGACAGTATCCATTTGATTATTACTCCGGCTGCCGGTTACGCCGCCATGGCGATTGTTTTACCCACTTCCACAAATTGTGCCGATAAACAGGATATTTTGGTCAATTGTACCGAAGCCGTAACCACTTTGACGATCGATGGTAACGGAAGCACCGTCGCCGGTGAGCCGACGACTTTGGCGGCCAACGCCTATTTCAGATTAAAATACGACCTTCCCGGAACCACCTGGTATCGGGTAGGATAAGGAGAAAAACAAAAAATGACTCAAGTAATCATCTACCCCTACGGTACCAAAAAAGTCACCGTACCCGTCGGTCAGTATATCATTATCGCGGCCTACGAAGGCGACGCCAAAGTCTATTTAGGCGTATCCGATCCCAACATGCCGACCGTTTATAGCTATTATTCGACCGTCACCAATACGGAAAGCACATTGGGGACCTGGTCCAGCGCCCAGGACGTTCGCATCGATGCCGGGCCCGGGAACATATACTACAATGTCGGCGCGAGCCCGACCATCAGTTTACCCACGCCAAACACCCTGGCTGGTACCGGTGATCCTTTTGCCGTAAACGGAGAGGCCGGAACACAAGGCGGGGCTGTTAACGTAACCGGAGGAACCTCTTCTACTTCCGCTAACGCCGGGGGAGCCGTTGCAATAACCGGAGGAACACCCGGAGCGACCGGAGCCGGTGGAGCGGCTTCTATTACCGGAGGAGCCGGTGGTTCTACATCGGGAACCGGGGGCGCATCCTCTGTTACCGGAGGTGCGGGAACGGCCGGAAACGCAACCGGAGGTGCCGCTTCAGTTACCGGTGGAGCGGGTCAGGGAACCGGTACAGGTGGCGCGACTAGTATGACTGGCGGCGCATCGGGGGGAGGCGCAACGGGTACAGGCGGCGCAAGCTCCATTACCGGAGGAGCGGCAGCCAGCACAAACGGAGCCGGTGGAGCGGTATCAACTACCGGTGGAGCCGGAGCAGGTACCGGGGCGGGCGGCGCAATATCTTCTATAGGAGGCGCAGCAGGCGCAACTGGAACCGGGGGCGCGGTAACCATTACATCGGGTGCCGGCGGAGCGACATCGGGAGTATCAGGGGCCGTCGCCGTATCATCGGGCTCGACAACCGCCGCGAGCGCTACCGGGGCTGTTAGTATCGGTAGTGGCGCAGGAGCCGCAAGCGCAGCCGCTACAGCCGGAGGTGCTTCGGGAACGACTACCGTATCGACCGGGGCGGGCGGCGCAAATACCGGTGGTGCTACCGGAGAAGCCGGAGGTGCCGGCGGCGCTATGACCGTCAGCACCGGAGCCGGTGGCGCCACCAACAGCGCTGGAGCCCATGATGGAGGCGCCGGTGGTGATTTAGGCATCACGGCCGGAGACGGTGGCGCTGCATCGGCTGGAACCGGTGACGGTGGGGACGGTGGAACGATAACCTTAACTCCCGGAACCGGGGGCGCTACGACTGGCGGAACCGTTGGGGCGATCGGTCAGGTAAAAGCGGCCGGCTTATTCGCCTTAAATACCGCCCAGGTGCTCGACATGTCCGATGCCACCGTACAGTTGACAATCGATCCGGGTTCTACGGCCGGTACGGTTTTAACTTCCAATATTATGATGGTAGACCCTAATAGCTCTGGTGCCGGTGAGGATCTGGAATTACCGCCGGAAGCGGACGTACCCGGGGTTGTGCTCTGGATTTACAACACCGGCGGAGAAAACATAGTCGTAAAAGATGATTCCGGGGTAACGACCGTCGATACGGTTGCTACCACGGAGTTCGGTTTTTTCTTTTGTGACGGAACCGCCTGGCACGGGATGAATGTAGCTTAAATATGCAGATACCGATTGTGCACGGCATTTATGCCGATGAAGAATCGAATTTTAGAACTTTTTATCCAAGAAACCTGGAGCCGGTTGCGTTAAACAGCGGCATTAGCCAAGGATATCTGCGACCGGCTGAAGGGGTGGCAAATTTTGAAAACTCAATTACATTAAACGGCGCCGATAGGTCGTCTATCAACTGGCTGGATGTATGTTTTAGAGTGATATCGGGAAGTCTTTATAAAATTTTTGACGACGGTTCATACGAAGAGATCGATACGGTTGCCGGTTCTACTCAATGTACCATGGATTATTCTTTTGATTATTTGGCGATCGCCGCGGACAAAAAATTATATCTATATGACGGCACAACGCTACAGCAGAACGTCGATGCGGATTTAGGCGATGTTTTGGACGTCGTTTATATCGACGGGTATTTTATGACCACTGATGGCTCATTCTTGGTGATCACGGATTTAGGCGATCCTTTTTCGGTTGGAACCGATAAATACGGATCATCGGAAGTCGATCCCGATCCGATCGTCGGCCTATTAAAAGTTCATAACGAAATATTTGCCCTAAACCGTTACACGATTGAAGCGTTTTATAATAAGGGCGCGCCGGTCTTTCCGTTTGCAAGGATCGAAGGAAGCCGCGTGAATCGCGGGCTTATCGGAACTCATGCCAAATGCGAGTTTAAAGGAGCCATCGCGTTTATGGGTGGCGGCCGCAATGAGCCCACATCGATTTGGATCGCCTCGAACGCCGACACTAAAAAAATAGCCACCAGGGAAATTGATCAAATACTTTTGTCTTATACGGAAGTAGAATTAAGCAAGACGGTTTTTGAAAAACGAATCGACAAAAACCATGAGCAAATATGGGTCCGGCTGATCGATCAGATATTGATTTATGATGAAAAGACGTCGGAAGCGGCTCAAACCCCCGTTTGGTTTATTAGGAATACCGGCCCTAAAAATCTATGCTGGGCCTATAATAAATGGATTGTCGGAAATGATGACGGTCTCGTCGGCTATCTGGACGAGTCGATTTCAACCGTTTGGGATGTGAGCGTCGAGTGGGAATTTCAGACCAATATTATTTATAACGAAAGCAAGGGTGCCATTGTCCATGAATTGGAATTAGTAGGTTTACCGGGAAGGGTGACGCTGGGAAACGACCCGACCGTCTGGACGTCATATAGTCTCGACGGAGAAACCTGGTCGAATGAACGCATGATTAATATCGGTCTACAGGGAAATCGTTTAAAAAGAATGGTCTGGCTCAGCCAAGGGGGTTTTAGAAACTATCGCATTCAACGTTTTAGAGGAAACAGCGATAGCCATTTATCGATCGCACGGCTGGAGGCCAGGATAGAAGGATTGGAATATTGACCGAAATTTATCCCCCTACAAGACGGCAGCTGGAAGAGTTTTTACCGAACCATGAAATGATCAGGCGCTTTGAAATACTTTTTCGCATGGTGGGCGAAGATCTGCCGGACGCCATCACCAATAACAGCGACACGGCGCTTAGCGTCGCCAATAGCGCCTTGGCATTGATCAGCGATCTTATCAATGATTTTTCAAGTGATCTTACGGCCATCGAGGCCAAAACCAATATCACGCCGGAATATGATTTTGATGATATCCGGTTTTACTGTCACGCGATATGATTCAATACAAACAATTGGTTCAGGCGCGGGAGAACTCCACAAATGCCGCTAGTATTTATGCCAATTCAAACGATACGCGCCAGGCGCAGTTATTTATAAAGATCGCCAATGTCTCTACCACAAACGCCTATTGTAGAGTGTTTAACGATGACGGCGGGTCTACGTTCGATCAATCGACGGCGATTTTTTATGACTTTCTGATTCGTCCGGGGGAAACGCTGGAAGTGGATCACGTACTGGTAAACAATACGAGCGCACGGATCGGCTATCGCAGCAGCGTCGCCAACGCTTTAACCATAACGGTATACGGGATCATAGATTTGATATGAGCAAATTAGTCCAGAGCTATCCCATCATCTATCAGATTCAAGATGCCTTGTCCGGCACCGACAGCGCCTTTGTAATTAAAGGGGTTACGGTCGGAGAAAATCCGGACGGAGATTATATTGATTTCGGCGCAACGCTAAAGGGGAACCAAGTCGTTTCGCTCGAAGAGATCGGCGATATTTCGGCATTAGACGCTTTTAACCGGCTTCGAGTCAGTAACCCTTATACGATTTTCGACAGTAAACAGCTCTATGACAAACAGCCGCTTTTGTTTGATGAAAACACGGGGGGTAGCGCCACTTCGGTTCATTCTACGACCCATGCCAGGGTTCGCATGACGGTAACGGCGTCGGCATCCGATTACGTTATCAGACAAACCAAACAGCGCTTTAACTACCAGCCCGGAAAAAGTTCTTTGATATTTTTTACTTTTCTGGGTGATCAGGATAGCGGCGTTACCAAACGGGTCGGTTTTTTTGACGGTACCGGCGCCAACTATTTGACGCCCAACAACGGTATATTTTTACAGATCGATGAAAACGACATCTCCTGGAATATTTGTAAAAACGGCAGCACCACCGAAACCGTAACCCAGCAAAACTGGAATAAAGACGTCATGGACGGTACCGGAAGCTCCGGTATAAATCTGGATTTTAGAGCGGTACAACTAGGCGTAATCGATTTTGAATATCTGGGAACCGGCACGGTCAGGGTCGGTTTCGTCATCGATAAAAAACTGATCTATGTTCACCATTTCAACCACAGTAACGATTCAAGTTTTACCTCCGTTTACATGTCTACCCCCAATCAACCTATACGATACGATATTCAAAGCGATGGATCCGGGAGCGGATATTTTGATCATATCTGCTCCACATCGATGAGCGAGGGAGGGGTGGAGGAAACCGGTGTCACTCATACCGTCGATACGGAAAACACTCATTTAGACGCCGACGCCGCCGATACGCCTTATGTATTATTGGCCTTACGGCTTAAAACCACTCATTTGGATCTTACCATTATACCGTCATTTATCAGCATGATCAGCGAGACCAACGACGATTTCAGGTGGTCGATCCATTTAAACCCCACTTATAACGGATCATTGTCTTACGGAGATATAACAAACTCCGGTTGTCAGTATGCCGCCGGTGCGACTGCTAACGATATTACCGACCAGGGGTTAAAAACGGATGCCGGCTATGCCAAAAGCAATAGTGTGATCGATCTTCCCATAAAATCGCTACCCAGACTCGGAAGTCAAATCGACGGAACCAGGGACGAGTTGATTTTAGCGGTTACGCCGCTTTCAAGCAACGCGGATATTCAGGGAAGTTTATCCTTTAAGGAGCTTTTATAATATGGCGGTAACCATTACTAATATTATCCCGCGTAAAAACCCGACCATAAACTTTGAGATCCAGTATGTCGCTAGTAACTGTACGACCGTGATCGATAAGTTCACCGTAACCAATGTAACCGCCAATAATATTATTTTCGGCGTTCATCTGGTTCCGAGCGGAGGGAGCAACAATAATACGAATTTAGTGCTCTATCCTAAAGCGATTGCGAGGTACACCACCTATACCTGTCCTGAAATCGTCGGACAGGTGCTTTTAAACGGCGGGTTTATCGTCACTTACGCCAGCGCTGCCACCAGCCTTGTCTTAAGCGCTAGCGGAAGGGAGATTACATAAGATGGCTTTACTATCACCTATAAATTTGCATCTATCAAGGTCCCAACAGATACTACAAGGAGGGGATCAGTTAGATGAGATGCGCAGAATATTGCTGGAGCGCTCGACTACACCGGCTGCTCAAGCGGAATTGGACAGGCTAAACCCCGCCCAAAACTTACAAGGATTACGGCCTCCGGAGCCGCAACAGCCGATGTATTCACAGCCGGCTCCGCCCTATCAACAGCAGTATCCGATGTCTCAGCCCTATCAGCAGCAACCGGCGCCGCCTTATCAACCACAACCGCAACAACCGATGGCTCCAATGGGGCAACAGCCGTCATTGAATCAGCCGATACAGCCGCCTTATCAGCAAATGAACGGCTTAAGCATACAGCCTACTAATAACGATCCTTATATGATGCCGTCATATTACAACCAACCGATGATAGGAAATATGGGAGGAAATCAACTGTTATGGTAGACGAGATCGAACTGGTTGAAAAAATAAACAGCCTTCCGAAAATTCATTGTCCGATTTACCACCATTTCGCGCCGGGTGTTTATTTGCGTGAAATGCACATACCGCAAGGTACCGTTGCTATCGGCCATTACCATAAAACCCGCCATTTTTGCGTATTGTCTAAAGGAGTAGCAATATTTATCGGGAAAAACAAAAAGCCCGAAATGATCACCGGACCGACCACGTTTATCGCCGATCCGGGCCATAAAGTCGTTTTTGCCGCCAGCGATATCATCGTCCAGAACATCCACCCCAACCCCGATGATATCACCGACCAGGATGAGCTTGAGCAGATATTTATCGATCAATCAAATTATTTTACTACACTGCTAAGCGATAACGGCGACCATCTACAAGACCGCATTGATTTTGAAGCGCTAAATTATGTTCAGCCCGAATGGGAATCTTATATTGATTTACCGCAGCCGTACAAATCCGTCATCACCATTCGAAAATCGGGTATTCATGGAAAAGGAATATTTTCAACCTGTCCCTGGGGTTCCGATGAATATATCGGTCCGTTTATTACGCGCGGTAAAGTAACTGAATTGGCCAGGTATATGAATCATTCCGTCGATCCCAACGCAAAGTTAAGCATCATCAATCAAGATGAAGTCATTG